GGTTGGCACAAATACAGTATGCACCCTAGCAGTTATTTTATTGTAGATGGTAAACTTAAAAGTATCAACTACTTTTTCACCTATCACAGAGACGAAACGCCTATTTCGATTAAAGATGTCGAAAGCCATATCTATACTACTAGACAAGATGAAATCCGCAAGCATTTAGGCACACTAGGAATTGAATGGGATAAACCGCAACCGTGGTCGATTATGGATCAACTTTGCTGGGAAAGTTTTAGTACAAACTATCCAGTAGAATTCATAGAGCGTGTTAAATGTATAGTTTAGTTCCTTGGTCTGAAGACTTAGACCTTACTGCTTTTTACGCCGAAGCCACTCGTAGAGGATTTACAAATAACTCTAGCCAACGGGCTATGGTTGATTGTTTTCGAAATGAAATTAAATGGGCTGTATGGATATTGTATTACAAAGATACAGCAGTAGGATCAGTTGCCGCACACACATTAGATGACTTAGGTTATAGAATCTGCGCTAGAACTTGTGCTTTTACAGACATGATGCCTATAGATCATTTGCGTACTAGAGAAGGTATTACAAATCATCAAAATATAACAGCACAATTTTTTATTCCAAAATGTATCGAGTGGGCAGGAGACAATGATATGTACATAACAACACATCCTAGCGAAGTCGGTACACAGCGTCTAGTTCATACTGTTTGGGGACCTTTGCTATCTGCAACAGGTTGCTTAGAACAGGCATTTAATAAAGAGTACAGGGGACATGTACAAACATTTTGGAAACTAAACAAAGATGTATTTCTAGATCAATTAAGCAAGGTTAAAAAATGGTAATGAAATTCCGAACAGAAAAAAGACAATCAATAGTCTTTTGCATACTAGATATTACTGATAATTGTAAAAGCGGATACGCTAAAGAAATCTGTATCAATCTAACTGATTTCCTAATTCACAGGATCGATTTGCACGATTATGATATCTTTATCAGTAAAGATGAAGATGCTTTGTTAACAGAAGCAACTAAAGATTACACATACGCTGTGATGATTTCGGCAGGAACCAGTTTAGGCTTGTCGGATAGATTGTTTGATGCAGTAAAAGATCAATGCAAAGAAGACTTTTTTATTGCAGGACATATATTAGATAGATCAGGTAACCCTTACTTTAAAAATTCTTGTTTTGAATTGCATCAGCAGTTTTACATAATTAATCTTGATCAATATAGAGAATTAGGTTGTCCCATTGTTGGCAAGGAAGAATCTGTAGAATACCAACAACTTGCTCCGTTGCGTAGTAAAGAGTGTTTGTATGACGATCCAGAAATTCCTGCATGGATAACTAGAGGCACAGAACTTACTACTTACTCTATGAAATTACATGGTTGGAATATATTAAATGTTGCCCTAGATAATAACAAAAAATTATTAACATTGAATCAACACATACGCAGTAATAAAAAATACCTGTACTATGAATATGATCATGTTTTTCTAAGACAGTTAGCAAGTATAAAATACTATCAATTTTTTGCTATGAACTTATTTGCGGGTTGGAATTCGGATCGCCTAAAAGAACACATACCGTTCGATGGTCCAGTCGAGCAATACGCTACAGTTGGAATAGGATTTAACTGGGTTAAAAATTTAGAACTCATTGGCTTTACTGATGATACAAAAGTTATCTTCACAGATATCAATTATAACTGCTTGATGTTTATGAAGAAATTAGTCGAGGAGTGGGATGGTAAAGACTATGAGGAATTTTATTGGAAGCATAGACCTATGTTACCCAATAACCCTCCTTATATTCCAGAAAACTATAAAGACTTAATAAAAGAGCAATGGCACAAGTTTCTAACAACAATACACGATTGGGATGCCTTATGGACTAGAATTAAGAACTTAAAATACGATTATGTTCTTATTGACTATACTGCGGCATTTAATTTTGATTGGTTAGAACCTAGTAAGAAAACATTGTTGAATTTAAGCAATCTCTATAATCATTCTCCGTTCGTAACTACATCTAGTTTGAAATATCGTATTAGTTGTGAAAACAGTTTGTTCCAAAAACTTAAAAATAAAGACCCAGATGCAAAAATTATGCTAACTGCTAGAGCCGCTGACGGATTTTGGAAACTTAAAGAAGATATACAGTACTTTAGCAAGGCTGGAGATTTTAGATACACTAACTTAAAAGATTTAAAAATAACTAACTGGCATATTAAAGATTGGGAGCACCATAGTAATAGACCGTTAGGTGTAGTAGAATAAATGAAAGAATATTTTCAATCAGATGGGCGTTATTTAAAATTAGATATATCGCTTCCTTATAGAGAAATGTGCGAAGAAGCATTTGCATTAATTGATAAATTTACGTCGCATAGAGGCGATGAGTACGGAACTGAAGGTTGGGGAAGTTTAACGATACACGGTCTTGGTTGGAACAAACATGAAAGTCATAAAGCATACGGATATGCTAAAGGTAAAGATGCCAGCAAAGACATGCACTGGACGGAGATAGCAGATTCCTGTCCTATAACAACTAAATGGTTAAAGGAAGTATTTCCTTGTAACAAGTATGGCAGAGTTCGATTTATGTTACTTAAAGCAGGTGGTAAAATTGCCTTGCACAGCGATTCGAGTATAAAAATAATAGAAAATATTAATGTTGCTCTTAACAATCCCGTAGGTTGTAAATGGGTATGGGGCAACGGTGAAGAGCTTATTATGGAGCCGGGAGGAGTGTATGCTATGAATTTACACTATCAACATTCTGTAATCAATGATAGCAATGAAGATCGCATGCACATGATCATTGCTAGACACGATGCACTTGATAAATGGAAATCATTAATAGAAAGTGCCGCTACTAAACAAGGTATTACTGGCGACTATATTTCTATAGACGATCTGCCTTAACGATAATCTTGATCTGGAAAATCGAACGCGGCACGGTGTAGTAGTCGTTTTTCTATACTCTTAAACGGCCAGCGTTTGTGTATTCCTAACCATTGTTCTGCAATAACTATATCGCCATCTTCCCAGTCGTGGTGATAGCAAAATTTATCCTGCACAGTATATTCAGAAAGCCATTTAAATATTTCTTTACTTTCTTCTTTGCTCATTCCAACAAATCCCGAGTACTGAAGGAACGGAAAGTAAAATCCTTTCTTACCTGCTATGTTTTCTATTACTAGGCTAGGAATGTAATCGTTGTTTTGACTTGTATCAGGATCGTCTAGATCGTTTGCTATATACACTCGTTCGATTAGTTTTAGATTTTCTAAAGGTTTACGTCTTTCTTCATCTAATTCATTATATGAAAGAATATTGTTGTTCCAGGTTGTCCTAGAACCTTTGCTTCCTCTCACACTATATAACCATATTAATGATCTTCTATTCGGGTTTGAGTGATCGTTGCAATGCCATTGCATTTCTTCTTCCCAGCCTGCTATACCCGTTAGACCTTCTTCGTTTTTTTCGCCCGTTACGCGAAGTAGATATCTATCAGATTCTGGGATCTCAGCTCCTTTAAAATACGAGTGATAATGATTAACATCATCATGATAAAACTGTTCAGGATTCTTAAACATTCTTGCAATCTTAACTTCGTCGTCGACGCTAAGGTTTTGACCACGTGCCACTACAACAGTATTTGTTGCTAATAGTTTTGCTATCTGATTGATGTCGTCTTGTGTAGCCTGCTTGAGATCAAAGTCTTCAAGCATCACAGTCCATCCGTTTTCGTGTAATCTGTAATTCATTTTTATACCTTTATACCAATTTTTGTTCTAAATTCTTCAGTGAATCTACCATTAATTCGCAACGTATATGTAGGACGATTAATAGGCTCTCCACCGTGCCAGTTTCTTTCATTCCAGTAAGCAACTCTAGTATTCATATATGTTTTATCCTGTGTTTCGGAGTTGATAATATAAAAGGGTCTATCTATATCAGTTTTTATATGAATGAATTCGTGTATGAGATCTGGCTTATCGGCTTCTACATACTCTAGATCGGCATGCTCCCAGGGAATTCCGCCCGCTTCGAGAACTAATAGATTTGATGAGGATAAACTTTCAAATATACCTGATGTTTTAAAAGTTATAACCCAATCTATTAGTTTAGAAAAATATGTATAGAATTCGCCCATGCCCTGGGGATGCCATCCTTCTTGGAGTATTCTATATATGGAGTATAGATCGTATGCGCCAAACGCAAATTTAAGATACTCAGTAAGTTGGTTATAGTTTAGATCCTTACCAGCTATCTTTAAAGGATCTGTGTCTGGCAACGAGTTCCATAATTTATATGCATCCCATACCGGTTTGACTTTCAACCCTTGTGCATGGGGTCGAATAGTACCTTCAGGGATTTCATGTAATCCATCTATAGCAAGATGTTTAGCAGTAGCTATCCCTCTACAAATTTCTGGATGTAGACGATCAAATTCAGTCAAATCTATATAGTTTTCTAAATCTATAAAACTTTGATTATGTATCATTTGTTACGATTGTTATTTTATGATATGTGTTGTATCTATCTTGCAGGACGTTTTGATATTGTAAAACTTTGTCTTCTACAAAATCAACATAGTCTTCTTGTGTATTAAACAAAAATGTTTTAGTTTGTGTTGAATAGTCTTCGCTGACCTTGCTAGAAATACTAACGAGTTTGTTAGTATCCTCAAATTTTTGTTTGATGTACTCTAAGATGCCCTCATCAACTTTATAAAATTGACGTATGATACCATCTACTGGCCTTACACTAATTATTTCTAATTTTGTCATGTATAGTCCTTTACAAAGTTAACATCAAGTTTTGGACAAGATACAAATGCATCAGCTCTTGTCCAGTCCCAGTTGTGAGGACTATCCGGTATTAATTTATTACCTATGCAAATAAATGTTTTTAATAAAAATTCATCATCTGTTTTATTTTTTACTAACAAGTCGTAATCAACATGTAGATATTCTGCTATTTCTTCTAGACGGGGATCGTGGCAATCAAAGCTGTTACAAAATGCTAGAGCATAACCTCTCTTTAACGCTTCCATGCCTAACTTAGAATAAAATCTTCCTAGGTTGATCAAAGATTTTCCATCTAATAGACTAGGAGGAAGTACAATTAACAATGGCGCCCATAATTGGGGAATTTTAAAATCGCTGTTGAACTCTCCGCTCCTATTCCAGTGCCCGATATAGTAAATCTTTTTAATGATTTCTTTATCCTGAATTACGCTTTTCTTAGCAATTGGATTACTGTCTAAAAAATCATCTATCATCTTTGATAGATATTCCACAGTTTCTGCATCTACAGGAGTATCGATATCGAAAGATCGATTAGCGTGTGATAGTGTATGATTTAGTGTGAGATTATACATCTACTAATACCTCAAAGTATTTAGGTGAATTAGATTCATCTATCCTGTATGGAATATTGTTGTTTTGAAAAAAACATTCTAGCGAACCAATAGCCATTCCTGTATGATGATGACTTTCGTAAAAAGTAAAAGACGATGGCATCGTCGCTTCTAGGTCTGTTCTGTCGTCTATATCAAAATACGTAGTGGTCGGTATAAATTTCAATCTAAGAGTTTCGTCTTCTTTTGTTATTATACATTCAAAATAAACTCGCCCGCATCTTGCAGGTGAGTTATTAATCACGTTTTTGATCGATTCTAATAGGCCGGGATATTTCATTATAACACTACTTATCTATCAATAAATATTGACACATATTTTATGAAGGGTACTTGAAATGAATGGCATAATGAGTGAAAATTGGGAACTCAAGCAAGAGGATATATACTTTCTGTTCCAAAGTAAAGACAACAATTATCTATGTTTAAGCTATGCTGTTAGAAATAACTATCCTATGCATCTAATGCGAAGTCTATTTGTGCGTGATATGAATATGATTGAAGGGGACATTAAAAAGTACAAATGGTGTCCGGTATTTGCTGACGAAAGTAGAGATAACTTTAAATTATTTCTTCATTTTGGCGGAATCTTGTGCCAAGACATTATAGATCGTGGCGAAAGTTTAGATACGTATTGTCCAAATTGGAAAAACCAGTTAGAACAAATTTATTTAGATCTCAGGACTGAAAGAATTTACAAAACTACTATGAATCCTAAGTATTTTTTTATTGATAAAAACAAAGTCTTAAAGATGTTTGGGTTCTTTAGGGCTTATACATACGGAGAGCAACCTGTTTCCACAGATCTTATAATGCCTACTTTTAGCAAAGAAGAGTTGCACTTAATACGCGGTCAAGGTATGATCGACTTTAAAATCTTTGAAGAACTTACGTTTAAGAATAGCAAATGGCCAGACGATGCACTTATGGAAATTTGCAATAAACATAGCACAGATGCTGAGCAAACTCACAACCCGCGGATTTGAATAAATAAAGTTATGCTAGATATTCTAAAACAAAAATTACTCAGTTGGACTCCTACAAAAGCTAACGAATTCTTCAATAATATATCAAGATCTGCTCCAGGTACGAGCAGAATTTGGGAGTTAGCTCCTACTGGGTATTTTTTATACGATTCCATGTACTCTGCATACTTTGATTACAATGGAAAATCCTATACTCTATCGATGACTGACACAACCGAAGACTACGCTAGAAAACAGTTATTAAGTAATGCGGCTATTGACAATGGGGTTATTGCTATTGAAAAACCTCTATCATTTGAATCTCTGGATGTTTTGAATGTTACTTATACCTATGCTGAAGAGGTTAGGCCTTACGGTTCCCTAGGGATTGGTTTGCCAAATCTAGTACTAACCGACAATCAAGAAGATGTACTTCAAGGGTGTATTAATGATTTTTTTAAGATAAGACAACAACTTATAGAGTTCAGAGACCTGATAGTAGTACACGCGGCTGACAGTTACTATAATGTTTTTGATCCGTTTAAGCACTTGTATTATGATCCTGCTTCAAAAAATTATTTTCTTGTAGGCGATTTTTGTAATGTTCTTAGTGAACCACCAGAAGAATGGACCGACGAAGTATTCATTCAAAAATTAAGTAATCTTTACCCAAATAGAAAACTCGTTATACCAACAATATAAACATTATGTACAACACATCAACATCATTAATTGAATGCAAGATCTATGAAAATGCCCAGGAAATTTATACCTGTAAAATTCCTTATGATTTATTATACGTTGTAAGAAATTTAACTGAAGACGGAACTAAATCAAGATACTCAGAAGTTAATATAGACGGTAACTGGTTTAGGTTAGAAAGCATAGGGTATGATGTACCACAGGATTATTCTTCAGATGTATACGAATCTCTAATTACTAACCGAATAATACTTGAAGAAACTGCAAAGCATGAAGCTTTTATGAAGTTAGCAGAAGACCAACTTAATACTGACACACAGATACATGCTACTGCCGAATTACAAAGACTGGCAGTTGAAGCGTTTAACAACTACGAGAAAATGTTAATTGAACAGAAGCAACTAACTGAAGAACAAGCTCAATTAAACGAGGCAGAAAAGTTAAGACAGGATGAAAATAGAATTGCACTTGTTAGAGGTATTGCGTTAGATCCTACAACTGCCGCCGCGGCATTGGCAAGCGAGTTTGGAGAAAGCGGTGATATTCGACGACAAGTTGCGGCTGTGATGGAAAGAGATATTTCTATATCTAAACAAATAGTTCAACTTCCTAGATCTGTTTGGATGTCTAGTTATGAAATTATGGAAGTGATTGGAGCGCAATCTAGTGAAGATCACGAATTTGCACAGTTAGTTTCAGACAACCTACCAGATGATAGTAGCTTAAAGATACTATTAAAGTCGTTTGGTTGGGCTAACTAAAAATCTTAACTCCGTAAGTTTTTTCCCACTCACTACAATCCTTGTGGTCATTAACCATTGGCTTGCCTTTAATATTCAAGCTGGTGTTTAACAGCATCGGACATCCTGTAGCTTTATACCACATTACTAATAATTCGTAGAACTCGGGATTATCTCGCTTTGATACAGTCTGTACACGACTACTGCCGTCAGCGTGAACGATAGCAGGAAATAACTCAGGATCCCTGCAAGTAGCGACCATTTGCATATAAGGACTACTCCCGTCGCCAGGGATATCAAAGTAATAATGAGCCAACTCTTCCAAAATTGCTGGCGCAAACGGCCTGAATTGTTGTCGTTGTTTAATATCATTTACACGTTCCTTTACTGTAATACTTCTAGGATCTGCTAAGAGACTTCTATTGCCCAATGCTCTAGGACCAAACTCAGCAGGACCCCTAGCTACCCCACATATTCCATTAGTTTGTAATTCGTTCAATATGTTATAGTTGTTGTGCCTAGTACCCATATCATGTCCGAGGTAAGGACCTTTCCACTCTATGTGTTTACCTAACTTTGCCAGTACGGCACCAATTGCGCTTCCACTATCCCCGGGCGCAGGCATGATCCATACATTATTAAAGTATTTGTATACTATGGGATTTGCTGAACAGTTTAATGCACACCCACCCATGAACACTAGATTACGGCTAGGTACAAGTTGTAAGGCATGTTGTAGGATACGTTCGAATACAGTTTCGTATACAGCTTGTGTTGCGGCCGCAATGTCAAACAAGTCTTGTTCAGTAGTCAGCTCAGGAGCCCAATCTCTACAACCACGATGTACATTTTGTTTTAAACGAAATATATGATTGTAATCATCATTTGGAAATTGAAAGAAGTCTAACAGTATTCTATTAAAATGTTTTTTAGGATCACCGTAAGCGGCCATGCCCATTAGTATATATTCTTCTTCATTTGGTCTTAGACCGCAACGTTGGGTCATTGCACTATACCAAAGCCCTAGACTATTAGGATAATCTAAATTGTATACTTTAGTTAGATTATCTCCTTCGCCCTGCCAGATCGTGAGTGTTTCGTATTCGCCTATGGCGTCAATAACCAGTACACACGCATCATTGAACTTTGATGTATAATATCCAGCGGCCGCATGGGCATGATGATGGCTAACATATTCTACTGGTAACGAAAACAAATGTTTTTTTATGTATCGTCTAATATTGTTTTCTTTTAGATTTAACCCTTGTCCGGCTTCTAGCTGTCTAAGTGTTTTTAGTAAAGGCTTCTCGTACCAAATAATTTTACTAGGTGTTAGTGATTTAGTATGTAGGTAATAGTGCAAGTCGGAAGTTAAATGCGGGTCATTTTTAACTCCGGACCAACGTTCTGTTTCTGTAGCAAATATCAGCCGATCACTATCAAATACAGCAACTGCCGCATTGTGACTATTGGCTGATATTCCCCAAGTAATCATTTGTAAATGAATGGGTCTCGCTGGCGTAATTCTTTAATACGCTGACGATCTTTATACCACTGCCAGGGAGTCATTAATATTCTTAAAAGTCGTTTCATACTGTTCCTTTAACCATTCGTAATCGTTAATTTTACTTATTTCGCTAAGATGCTCAAGGCCAAATTTCTTTCCAGCTATTGCACCCATGTAGCCTTCTGCTCCAAACGAAACAGCGGCGTCTAATCGGCACCATGTATCCAATCTAGCCTCGCTTTCTGCACTTACTTGGCCGTTAATAGTCTTACTGGATAATTTAGCACACTCTCTAAAAGCACTACGCCATGTACTAAATGCATCTGTGTTAAAGGCTGTAATATTACTGACTTCTTCCATAGCCTTAAATTTATTACTGATGCTGGTAGTCATATCCGGCTTGGTAAGATCCATTCCTAATGTGAGCTTCTTAGGGAGCAACTTAACCCCGCCGTATCCGTATTCTAAATTATTAAGCGGGTTGCGACTGCGCCACACATGCACACATTCTAAATCCCATTCAGGAACCTTGTAATCAAAGTTAAATGAGTCTAGTATATGTGCATCGCCGTCGACGACCCAAAACATTTCAGTAAAGCTCATGCGGGCGGCCTTAACGTGTGCCTGATGTATACCTTTAACATCTTTAACACGTTTAGTTAAAGGATATCGTGCTTTAACACGCTGATAATTTTCTTCAGCGTTTGATTCTCCGTAACTGATAAAAATTATATCGTACATTATTTTAACCAGGCCGGAATAATATTAAAATTTGCATCAAGTATAGAGTTGATCTTTGGCATAATAACTTTTTCACCATATAGTTGATAAGATCTATGAGTGGGATGCAACGAGCCTGCCATTGGTAGATGGTGTGCCTCGCACCATTCAACAATAGTATCTTCTATGTATTCAATATCATTTAATGATAATAACTTTTTAAATTTTTGTATATATTGAGAAGGTAATACTTGACCCCAACCAAAAACAACTAATAGATTTTCGGTAAACTTTTTAGCAATGATTAAATTAAACAATAAATCTTCTATTAGTTGTTCCTCGTCTGTTGGATTTTCTATATAATCTGTGGTACATAGGAAATCAATACGTGCCTTATTATCGAATATATTCTTATTTTTTTGCGTAATTGTGTGATGAAATTTTGGTTGTCGTTTAATAATGTCAGGAGCGTACAATTCTTTAGCTAATTTTGCTCTCCACTTATTAGTTAATTTTATTCTGTCATGCTTTCTGTATGTTGATGTAATTTGCCAAATGATTAGATCGTCTTTTGAAATCTTATCTGTTAATAGATATTCTTTAAATCTATGTTGCTGTATTTGATTGCTTCCGGCTGATTGCGCCAAATTGATCAGCGGTAATTTTGTACATTCTGCAATATAATCGGCCCAACCTGCTTGATGTGTAAGACTGCAACCTAGTGTTATCAACTTCATACTCGGTTAAGCCTATAAAATTCGTCAAAGGTGTTAACTACATAGGCGCTTGTATCTGCATTGAGTACAGGCACACTGATAAAATCTTTTGTTTTTATTTGATACATTTGAATTAGTTCTAACGGATCTATGCCGGCTATTCTATTGAACATTTCATTTAGTATTTCAAAGTCTCGGACATCGGTAATATCCCAATCAGTACACATAGTAAGGTAAACTCCTTGCCATGCACCGACTATTGCCCACGCACCTTGATCAGCATGTATGCCCAATGTGAGCCACTGCTTTAGTCTGTGTAGGTTCTCCCACCATATTATTTCCTTGGCGTTCTTGCCTTGTTCTAATCGTAAGCCACGATCTAAACACATCTTTACACCTTCACGGAAGCCTGCTCGCCATGCTTGTAATGGTGTTGTGTTTATAATTGTATCTGAGTAGCTGACAGTAAGCGGATAGTATCCTGCTTCCCAACAAAAGTCTACTTGGCCTTTATCTTCTTCTGCGGCTTCGTGTGTTTTCATATTAAGCACAAAATCTTTGCGCCATACCTTAAGACTACCGTTGCCGTAGCGCAAGCCGTTGATGTTATTTCGACCCGGCCAATTAAATGCTTGTGCGTTTGGATACTGACCTAGATCAATTTCTATATCCCAGAACTTGGGATTAACGATGTTGTCTGCATCTACTGTAACAAACCATTCTGTTTCGCTTAGGTTAGCCGCGGCTTTATGACAAGCATCACTGCCCTTAACACCATGCACACGCTTTGCCCAAGGCGCCTCTTGTAGCAACCTAGCATAATTTAATTCTGCATTCGGTTCATCATACGAGATGAATATGCAATCTAATTCATTAATTTTTAGCGATGACATAAACTGATATTGGACGTGGTCCTTCGTAATATAATTCTATAGGTATTCCATTGATAAAATCAGTTACTTGTATTTCTTTAGTATCATATAGATTATAGGGATTACCTTTTTCCGTAATATGTATATTATATGCTTTTTCTTGGACTAAAGTCAATCTTTCAATGTTTTCTTGGTTGGATAAACTATCAAAATGATGTCGATCGTAATGAAGTTTGAGAGTGTTATCATTTAGTTGTGCAATTATGGCACAGTCTGCTATAAAATTCTCGTAAGGTCGAAGAGATTTAACAGTTTCGAGGTCGTCATTTCTTACTACTGAGCTATTGAACATGCGCTTGCGTCTAAACCCTGTTATTAAATTTTTTTCAAATAACGGGTAATATTCATTTATATTTTTAAAATCAGTAAAAAATGGTTCTATTAATTTCCAAGGAACTTCTACTATAGAGAATTCTAGTTCCTCTATATAATGTGCTCCTACAGATTGTATATCAAGTGTAGAGGAATTAAATTTTACATAATGTCTTTGTACTTGCTCCATACCTTCTCCTCTAACATATTGACTAGATTTTCACTAATTAAATCTTTCTGTGTGTAATGTAAAATGTCCTGTTGATGATACGGTCCAATTTTTACATTAAAATCTTTATTATAATGAAACGCGATATAGTCTGTCCAATTACCTGCAGAATCTCCAAACCCTTGCGATCTAGATTTCATATGAGTAAATCTAGGGAATGGCATTTTCGGATCGCTCATATCTTCTACTATGTCTAACATTTTAGCTGTTAACGCACACGCTTCATCAGTAGGTATACTTTCAAAATTGCAATTAGTTAATTGTGTTTTCCATGTTTCTGGGTAATCAGTTAATGCCCGCATTATATCCCAAAACTTGGATGTTTCTCTACTTTGTTTGAAATACAACCAACCAGAATAAAAATCTGGTAAATTGTTTTCA